GTTTGTACTCGTCTCGAGAAAATACCATGTCCCCGTCGAGTGTTCGGAATGAAATACCTCGACGCTCCTCGCTTGCCGTTCGCGCCTTCTTCTTCACGGCGTCGGGAAGCTGTGGGTATGCCTTGGTACGAACTGCCCGTGGGTAGCTCATGTACGCGGCAACCGCTTCCTCGACGGAAGGGCGTGCGGTGATGTCGGAGACTGCTGCCTTGATTGTGTCTTCCATAAGTATTTAGTAATTTTGCCCGTCGTTGTACGGGACTTTGCCGGTAATGACTCGCACGGCGTTCCTGCCGCGGAGCTTGTCGTATAGGTCTTCGAGGTCGATTTCCACCTTCTTCTCGTCTTCGGTGAGCGGAAGGGGTTTGTCTTTTGACGATTTGTAGGCGATTGAAACCTTCTTTGCAAGTACTTTGTGTGTTGCTCGTGGAAGCCGGACGACGTTTGTTGCGCTCGGAACTGACAAGTCTGCGCTGTCGCTCAAGTCTGCTTCGACGTAGTCCTCTGGGTACACCTCCAATACGACTTTGAGCCCGTCGGTGACGGCTTGAATGTCGTCTCCGGTAAGGAGATAGATTTGTGTACCGTATATGAGGTACCGCGGTTCCTTGCCTGCAAACTCATTTTTGATGTGGCTGTTCTCCATAAGGGGCATGTTGCGCCCTTCAAAGTAGCCAAAGTCAATTTCCCGCAAATAACTCCAATTCGTGCCGTCGAGTTTTGCCGCCACATAGCGGATACTCTTGAGCAAGTCCTCGGGGTAGGTGTAATTGCGGACGTTTGCTTCGAGATTTCGCACGTCCTCCATGTCAAAGTACCCTTCGTCCACGTTCGCAACGACCTTCTCTGCAATATCGTCCTTTTCGACGTTCAAATACGTCAAAATATCACTGTTCGACAAAGTCGTTGAGTTGGTTTTCGTGTACTTTCGTACCAATGCTGTGAAGGTTGCGCCTGTCATACGTTTATGTGGAGCTCCTCACCCTGTCCTTGCCCCCGTAAAGGGGCAAAGCAGGGCTTGGAGCGTTAGACTACGCTGCTACTTTGACTAGAATGTAGTCAAATGAACTTGCTGCGTCGTCGACTGCTGCGGTTGTTGGGTTGAAAAGCCCTACGGTCACAACACCTGACGCGGTCACGGTAGCTTCTACTGTGACGAGTCCGGTTGCGATTGCTCGTGAGCTCAAGAACACAACGTCTCCGGTGTCCGCACCTGAAATGCCGAGTGTGACGGTACCGACTGCCCCTGCTGCGATTGAAGCGGGGTCTGCCGATGTCACGGTTCCGATTTCAATGTCGGCTCCGAGAAGGTTTCCTGTTGCTTTGATTGCCATAATTCTGACGTGAGTTTACTTGTAATTATCCAAGTGCGGCGAGCTTGTCTGGGTTGCGGTCGAGACGGTACTCCGAGCCAATCTTTCCTTCTGACTCGAGGTTCGCTTTGACCACTTCCGCGACTTGCATAGGTACTTCGACGAAGACTCCGCGCTTGATAGCCATACGGTAGCCGTTGAGGTTGACCACAAACGGTATTTTGTCCGCTGACTCCGGCGGGACTCCCTGTTCAAGCGGTATCATGACTGACACCTTTGGTTGCTTGTCGAGGTGTGCCTTCATTTTCTGTACGTCGTTTCGCCACTCTTTTTCAATTTGCTTGTCGTTCACGGTTTCATTGCCTGTTGGTACGGGTTCAGTCGCCGTCTCGACTTCCTCCACTTCTTCTGGCTCTGCTTCTGGTTCTTCCGGAGTTTCCACTGGCTCGGCTCCTTCGAGCCGAGCGAGTAGCTCCTCCTTGGTTCCGGTCGCTGTGAGCCCCCTCTCCTTTGCTGCGGCTTTCAAGTCCGCGTAGGTCATATCTGCGTAGCTCATAGTTTTGACGTTATTCCTTCTAAATGGGGTTGGCTAGGGCTTGTCGTCCCTATTTTTCACTACTACTAGCTCGATACTGCGTGCTGTAGACAAACGATGAAGTCTTGGTTGAGGATTTTCGCAACGAATGTTGCCTTCCAACCGGTCGTTCCTCGCTGGTCAAGTGGGTCTGCGGTTCCTGCGGAGCCAAGTGGCTTCACAATGTTCTGCAATGCCGCACCTGAAATGCGTGATACTCCGTATGCTTCCGCTCCCATAATGAGCGTTGCATATACGTCGATACCACCGTTTCCTACGCCGGTGAAGATTTTTGCGTTTGGTGTTTCCACGAAACGAACGTCACCGAGCTTTCCTACTTCACCTTCCATAACTGACATTGAAGCCGAGTACTTTTCTACTGGTACCCAACCTGTCTCGTCCTGTAGGTCGTAAGTGGTTGAAGGGTGCACAATACCGATGTATGCGGGAGCTACTGGCTCTGTCGCTACTCCGGTCGTTGCTGCCACCATGCGAGTAATACGACGCGCCTTGTTGTTCTTGAGTGTACGAACTGCCTTGCGAACTTCTGTTGCGGTGATGAGGTTTGAAGTCGTGATAGCGGGCTGTGACACCTGTCCAACGTAGGTGATTGTCGTTGCTGCCGCGAGTACGTTGCGAGCAAGTTGGTCAAGCGTATCGCCTGCTTGGTCGCCAAGTACCTCTGCGAACTCGGTGAGTGTTGAGTCGACTGACTCATAATCCACCACGTCACTGAATGTCACGAAGTCGCCATACTGCGCTACTGTAGCGGTGATGTCGGTGACGCTCATTTGTGAACCTGCTGGTGTGACTCCCTCTGAAAGAGCGGTCGTAGCAGCGGTCAAGTTACCGTATCGACGGAACTTGATAGTGCTTGAGCCCGCCTTCTGCGGAATGTCTCGAACTTGTCCAAAGCGTGTGTGTACGAAAAGCGGTACTGCACGCATAAGGAGTGTGCGGCTGTAGAAGTTGTTTACTTCTGCGGCGATTTGCGTCCTTGTAGTAGTTGCCATATCTGCGTTTTTTTTGCTTGTAAATGACTAAAGTGAGCGCTCTATGCTGTTTGACCGGTTTTGACTTTGTCGACTTCTGCTTTGAACTCGGCGTCTGTCATGTCCCAAACTGGCTTCTTGGCTCCGGTACCCGAGGTACTGTTGCCGCCAACCTTGGTTTCGCGGGCTTTCCGGTCTGCGTCCTCTCGGCGTTTTGCACCGATAGTGAGGAGCTGTTTCCCTGCGACTGCATACATTAGCTGTTCCGTAGGTACGTTCTTCCATGAAGGGTGACGCGCCCACTTCTCTGCCTTTGCCACAAACTCTTTGAAGTCTGGGTTCTTCGAGACAAACTCGTTGATTTCGGAGCGTATCGTTTGAGCTTCGCGTTCTTCCTCGAATGGTTGAAGCTTTCTGGCTACGACCTTTTCGATGATTTTCGCGTCCTCTGGCGACACGTCCTCGTCTCCTTCGTCTTCTGCTTCCCCCTGCTCCTCGTCGTGTTTCGTTCGCTCGCGCTCTAGCTTGCGACCGCGACGGAGTGCTACCCAATCTGCGTTTGTGCGAGGTTTCCGCGTTGGCGGTTCCTCGTCCTCTTTTTGTGCAGTCTCGGCTCCGGACTTGTCGGACTCCTTTTGGGAGTTGTCCTGTCCTTCTTCCGAGCTGTCGGTATTTGCTTCATTAGCGTCCGACTCGCTAGTCTCACCCTCGGTACCTGCACCTTCCGTGGTGGTGTCTTCTTCTCCCGTAAACATTGCTTTTTTTGGTTATGCCCTCGACTGATATGAAAACGGGGTTCAAAAACATATCGGTCGGTTGGCGTGTCTCCCACGTCGACTAAACGTGAGGTTTGAGTCCGACAAGGACTCGCAGGGGGAAGCTTTGTGAAGGAGCGTCGCCAACCCCAAACAAAACTTCCCTTTGCGAGACTATGTCGTATCTTTCAAAGAACCTGCTCCCTCTCGGCTTTTATCGGGCAAAAACCCATGACTATATGGGTCATAGTCCGACGTCACCGGTCGACGTTCCTCTCCCTCGAACTGTCTGATGAGCTCGTGGGGCTTCTCGAGGAGCTGCGTGATTTGCGCGTGTTGCACACGGAGCTCGTCGAGCTCCTTCTCCTCGAGTGTCACACTCCGCACCACGTCGATTTTCGTCACAATAGTCTTCTCGATGATAGCGAGATTGCCCTCGAGGATTTGCTTCATGAGCTTCCACCCTGCGCTCGCGAGGAGCTCTTTGAGGTAGTGCGCGTACTGCTTGCGCGACTCGAGTGTCACGTTTCCAAGGTCAAACGACTGATGAAAGTCGAGTGTTTGTACCGTCTGCTGTTTTGTGACTTTCTTTTTCATGGTTACATTTGTGGCATTGAACGTGGTGCGTTTCCGGTGCCCTCGCGTGTCGGTTGCGGTAGGTTACCGTCCGGAAGCCCCTGTGTTGGCTGTCCCTGCTGTGGCATGAGCTCTGGTTGGAGCTTTTGGAGTATGAGCGCTCGCTTGTGCGCGTTGATGTGCGCGGTCTTCACCGGTGAGTCCGGAAGTTTATTGTGTATCTGCATGTGACCGTAGTGGTCGTCCTGTGGGAGCACAATGGCTTTCTTGCCCTCGTTGATGAGCGCGTTCTCCTCCTCGGCTCGGAGCTCGTCGATTGTAGGGGGAAACATTTGCTCGACGAGGTCGGTCTTCATACCAATGAGCTTGCCGTAGTGACGGAGTCCGGAACGGATTTGTGCGGTTGGGTCTGCGACTGCCATTTTGAGGTAGTCACGGAAAAGCTGCGCGTCGTTGAAACGCTTGGCGTCGGCAATGGCACGCGACTCAATCTTGATGTCGGGGTCTGCATGACCGTCTTTGACGATGAGG